GTAATAAACCTTCCTGTTTTTTTATCTCTGCCTTTAATCCCTTTTATTTTTATCCACTTATCAAAAGCTTTTGTTGGTGGTTGTTTAGTAGTATATCTAAATGGTGATTTTCTATTTTCTACATAACTAGATTTAGCACCATGAACTCCTAAGTCTTGATAAGTTCCGTATTTTTCCATAAAAAACTCTGCATTGTATCCTGTTGCAAATTGGCCACCAGAAGTTCTATTTTGCTTTACTTCATAGCTTAAGCTGTTATATAGTTGCTTAGAAGCATTATTCTTGCCTTTGCTAAGATTACTTCTTGCTTGCTGTACAACGTACTTAGCATACTTTTCCATTGCCTTTTTAAATTCACTCATTAGCAGTAGGTCATTTCATCTTTAGCACTTACATCAAAACTTACTGCCCATCCAGCTAAAGCATTGTCAAATCTTTCTGTAAATGGCTCACAGTTAGCAGTTCCTAATATCTCAAAGTCTTGTTTATATAGATTGCTTTTTTGTAATACTCTTATAACTCTAGTTGCTAGAGCTGCTTGTGTATTAAGTACATCCTGTGTATTGTCATTGCCTAGAAATAAAGTAGTATCTGGTTCTTTGCTTACATCTACTAAATCCATTAAAAATAGTGTTACGTTAAATGAAACGTGCTGCTGTTCTATATTCATGTTGTTTACCATTACATGAGCTAAAGGAAATAGGCTCTGCTTCTTTAAATCTATTTCACTTATATCTCCAAATGTTACTGTATTATTAAATGGTTCTGCACTTACTACAGTTTGTATGCTATCTATTACTTTATAAAAACTCTTCATATTTTCTTAATATATATTGGCGCATTCTTACCTAAATCTTCGTGAACAAATTCATCTAAAAAATCTATGGCATCATCAAAATCTATCTTTTCATTTTTTATAATACAGTCCAAACACTTCCAATAATCATAAATCACTTTTTTAGGACTAGTGACTGTAACTCCTACAAATGCTTCTTCAAAACCATCTGCCAATAGAATATACTCTAGTTCTTGATCGTTTTCATCGTCAATTATTATTTCTAAAATTTCCCCTTTGGTCATTTGGTTTTACTTTTTAGTATATGTTGTTCTAGTTCATATTTGTCTTTCTCAAAAGCTAAGTGTTGTAAGCACTTGTGTAATTTCTCTTTAGTTACCTTTTCAAAATTTAAAATATTGTTTGAGGATAAGGCGTAAATTGACTGATACCAGCTCCATTTCTGAGAGAAGTTTGCAGTTCTTGAGAGATCGGAACCTCCGTTTGATTCGCTAAATAATTCAGGATATGTTTCTGCAATTCGTTTCTTAAATTCCAAAAAAAAACAATTGATCCAAATACTACATCTAAGGTTATTTGTTTCATGTTGTATTTATCAGCAGTTTCATAATCTTCTATCAAGTATTTATTCTTCTTCTTAAATGTGATAGGCCTGTATAATACAGCCATTGCTTTGTGCATAAGCTGCCAATCTGCTAAGTAGTTATCTAAATCAACATATTCTCCAAAAGTCATATCATCCAGTTTAGGGATAAAACCAAACTCTTTTTTCTGGTAACTAAATCTGTCAATGAACTTACTATTCTTAGTTTCAAAAAGCTTAGATATATCAGCGACTATTGCTTCTATGTCTTTTGCTTTTAGCATCAATACTTGTTTGAGTGTTATGCCACAGAATATTTCTATCATTTTCTGTTGTAAGAAATTGTCTAACTCCTTACCATCTGCGACTTTTAACCATCTTTGGTACTGATCTAAAGTAACTTCGCTTAGTGTTTCTGGGATGCTTAATGTTAGCTTCATATTATTAATTCGTAAAAAAGGTTTAAATGATATACACGTTTTAAAACAATTTATATTCTGCTGCTTTAATTCTATCTGTTGCTATACTAAAATAGTTTTGGTCTTGTTCTATACCAATGAAGTTTCTATTTGTATTCTTTGCAGCAACTCCTGTACTACCAGAACCCATTGTGAAGTCTAAAACAGTTTCGTTTTCGTTGGTGTAGGTTTTAATAAGATATTCCATTAATGCGACTGGTTTTTGAGTGGGGTGTTTTACTTTTTCTTTTCCTTTATTTGCAACAGAACCTATTTTTAAAACTGTTGTTGGATTTCTTAAATCATTTAATTTAGTTTGACCTTCTTGCTTTTTTATATTATAAATGTCGTTACCTTTTTTAGAATATGTTATTTTACCACTTGCTAATCTTTTTTTACTTCCCTCTGTAAATCCTTCCCTTATTTCCTTTATTGGATTAAAAGTTATTTTAGCACCAAATATTAATATATTTTCGTGTGTTCTCATTGGTTGCATTTTAAAAGACATTCCACTTGGTTGAGATTTATGCCATACCCAATCATTTTTATAATTCTTAATGTTTGACATCCTTAAAGCAGAACTAAAAGGCTCACTACCAAACAATACAATAGCACCATCAGGCTTTATAATTCTATTTAGTTGTTCCCACATCAAATTAAAGTCTATAACACTATCCCATTTGCAAGCTGTAGTTCCATAAGGAGGGTCTGTTATTATAGCGTCAATACTTTTGTTCTGTATTGTTTTCATTACTTCTAAGCAATCTCCTTTATATAGTTTTGTTGTATTCAATATAAATGATAAGTTCCTCTATTAGGATTTTCTAATTCCATCATCATAGCATACCTAGCAGCATCTATTGCATGATCTCCAGTCATTGGGTTTGGCTTCTGTAAACTATTGCCTTGTTTGTCTTTCATCCAGATGTAACCCTCTAATTCTTTCTTTAGGTTTTTGCTTCTTGATGTTACAAATACTTCATTCTGATTTATCAGGTTAATACCATATACAATAGAATCTCTGCCTTTAGTTACTGGATAAACATCTACTCCACTTAATCTTATTTCTGCTATTGATTTTGGTTCTGCTGAATCTGCATAAACATAACAGTCAATATTATTGTTCTTTATAAAGTTGGATATGTCTCTATTTAACATTCCTGTTTTGTAAAGCACTTCATCAAATATGTAGCTATCGTTGTATTTGTATAGTAAGCACATAGCAGAGCTGTCTACAGAATAACCAAAGTCTAAACCAGCACAAAGTAATCTTGCTTCTTCTGGTATCATGTCAATCTCTTTCCAGTCTGGGATGCAAGCACCTTCTAGTGTTCCTATTTGGCCATCTAAATACACTCTACACCAATTCTTCCAATAGCTAGAAGTCTTTGCTTTTACTCTTGCTTTCTCTAATTCTTTTACTATTGATTCTGGTAGTGATTCATTGTCTTTGTAAGTAAGTGTGATAAAGTCTGTATCTGGTTGGCCTACTAGTTCTTTATCTACCCAGAATAAGGAAGTTGGATTGTAATCTAGCCAAACATTCTCAGATGTTCTTATGCTTAATTCTTGGTAGCTGCTAAATGGTACATTGTTACATTCATTGATATAAAGGTCAGTTCTTCTTGCTCCTCTTAGTTTATCTGGCTGATCTGTAGAAAAAAACTCTATATATGATCCTGTCCAAAATTCGTATTTTAAAGTACTTCTATTAAATTCTTTTTCCCTATACCTTCTTAATCCTTTCATAATACCTAAGAAGTCTTTTAAAGCACCTCTACGCAAATGAGGAATAGATTCACTAACAATACTTATTTCTTTGTTCTCGTGTCTTAAAGCATAGTCTATTAGAATACATAAAATTGCTATTGTCTTTCCAGCACTTGATCCCCCTCTTACAATCTTAGTCCTTTGTTTTAGTTCTCTTAGTTTATCTACTGCTGTGGTTCTTTCAGGTTTCATTAATCAATAAACAATGGCAAATCTCGATTTACAGTAACATCTTTAGTTTCTTTAGGTTTACCATAATAGTAACTCATGTACAATTGCACATATTGATACTGTCCATTTTCTAAACCTTTTTTAAGTGCATCCATTGCTAGATCATGTAGAGGAGTTAGTTTTTCTATTAACTCTAACTCATCAGCTTTTGCCTTTCTACCAGAACCTTCTCTTTTACCTCCATGTTTACTCATCTTGAAAAAACTTGATTAATCAAATATTATTTCTTCGTTAGGTAGTGGTACTTCTATGTTAAACCACTCCTTTAGAAAGTTTCTACATTGTGTGTGAAATACTTCCTGTTTAGTAGTGGTGTTTTCTGTGGATGAAATAGGCACTTTAATTACTTCACTTGTTTCTGGATTTACTTTTTCTTCATACAGAAACATAGATTTGTATAGGCTGTGAGCTTTGTCTATATCCCATACTTCTCCCCATTCATTCTGAATTGCTTGTATAGTCATAGGAATAACAACACCGAAGTAGTATGCGTTTTGTTGGTTGCTTCTATGATTTGTTTTTCTTCTCACTATTAGTTCTATTTCTTTTCCTTCAAAGTTTTGTATAGCTTGTTTTACTTTTGCCCTATTTCTAATAAGTTTGCCATTCAATACTTTTGATATGACTTTGATCTGTTTCAAGCTCCACAGCTAATACAATCTTCATTATCTATATCACAAGTTCTTTCTGGTGTTTCTATTTCTTCCATTGCAGAACTGTATGCTGCTCTTATCTTTGCTCCTAAATCTTGATCATTTGGAGTTATTGCACATAAGAATGATATTTGATTAAGTAGATTGTTTTCCATGTTGTTTATTGTCTTTAAATATTTTACTTAGTTTCTGTTCGTGTTTAGTTAGGTATTCCAATAGTTTAGCTTTAGGTTGTTCTCTAACTTTCTGATTCATAGGCTTTGTATAATTTATTTAGTGTGTTGTACAGTTCTCTTACGCATGATCCACAAGAAGAAGGTTGTTTATTAGCTTGAAATACTCTGTTGTATATGTCCAGCATCTTATGTTGTTCATCTCTGCTTATAACTGATCTGTATTCTGTCATGTAACTATCTAACCAATTGTACTCTTCTTCATTTAAACATTTCTGGTTAGTTGAATAAGGAAAAAGTTTATTCAATTTCTGGCGTCTAGATTCGCAACCACACGAATCTTTAAATATTTTTTTTACTACTTTCTTTATGCCTGTAGCTGTAGTAATTTTATCTATAGTATCTCCTAGTCCTTTACTTTCCATTGATCTTTTTTTTTATTTCTTCTTTACATTCTTTAACTGTTTTGAATACTGTCTTGTAGCTTATCTTTGTAGCTTCAGAAAGTTTTCTAATCGATCTAAATTCTTTACTATATAGCTTGAAAAGTTTTTTATGAAACCATTGGAAGCTTTCAATAACTCCATCAATCTTTTCATAAAAGGCTGCTGCACTTTCTTCTTCTTCATCTGTTATATCTGTTTTAATTGGACTACTTGGTTTGTCTGCCCGCATCATATCTGCTATTTCATTCCTAATTTTAGTGTACATGATAGCATAGTTGGGATGATCGTCTACTATTACATTCGTAAAAGAG